CATTACCGAGAACAAGCGGCGGGCTTGCTGTAGTCGAAGACTGCCAATGATAAAAATCTTTTACATAGAAATGTCCTCCATCGCTATTATTTATGGTGCAACCCAAAGAACCAGCATTGCGTACAGTCAGCCCATTGATGCGCACCTTGAAAGCGCCAGCAAAAAATATTGAATAGTTCGTAGTATTGTGCCCGACCCATCCTCCGGTTCCCATTACTGCTAGAGCATCCGAATTGTCCTTGTCGACACAGATAACCGACACACTTTCAAGAAAAGTGAAAGTAGTAGTCCCGCTGACGTTTTCCTGGCTCGTCTTGTGGACCTTGATGATGTCACCGGCGGAAGTGGCCAAAGCAATTGCTCCAGCAAGGGTGTTCTTTGCCGCAGCCCAGCCGCTTGCTTCCGTCCCGCTGCTATTATTGCCACCAGTCCAATAGAGATAGGTCGCCATCAGATTTGACCCTCGTCAAGAATGGCCTGCCACCGATCACGGGCAGGGGAGAATCGCGTGGTGACGAGGGTGTTCCACTGAGTCGTATTCAGCGATTTTCCGAAAAATGCGTTATAGCTCAAGCGCACTTCGTTTGACGTGAAATCTCCGGCCTGAATGCGCTGGTAGATCCACCAGATCAACCGGCAGAACTCTGGCTTGTTTCCAGACTCGAACGCATCTTGCAGCCTGCGCCAGAACCGGGCGGCGAATTGAGCACCTGTCTGGTGTTTGAATGTGATCGCCATTGCCTACCCCAACAGCGCCGCAGCTTCGGCTTCGGCCAGCGATTCTGATAGCGCCGCAGCCCTGACAGCCATCAGCGCATCACGATCCGCAATCCCATCCCACAAGTACGGTCCAACGGTGTATTTCACACCATTGCCGTCAATATGAATCTCGGTCGTCCAGCGACCACCGCCCTGTTGGGTATGGGAGTCAGACACATAGGATGATGAGACGATGGCCATGGTTATCGATTGATGTACAGCGGGGTTGAAATCGTTGCGGTGAAGGTGTCACTGGTGCTTGTTTTCGTTCCGCCGAAATCGACGAACGCTATCAACTCGTCCGTCGCCGCCGAACCCACCGCCTTGTAGATCCACCCACCAACCGCGCTGATCGTCGCACTGGTGAATGCGGCCGGATTGCCAAAAGTGACCGGGGTGCGGTTGTTCGTCGAGTCATACGCCCCGACTGTGCATGTGACGGTCGCGCCGCCGGTGGCGTAGGAACCGCTCGCGGCGACTTCGTTGGTCACGTCATTTCGAAATTCGAAAGTATCAAGGTCGCCCTCGGACGGAAGAGATGAGACCAGCAGGAACTTGAACGTCCCGGTGAAATAGGCGTCGCCAAGCTTTTTGGTGAGGTTGCCTACGTTTGCAGATGCCATGGATAGATCCTTACGTTGAAGTGGTGATTTCCGGAAGAACGGTGATCGTGGAAGTCGCCGCGCAGATCGCGTCGACGCCATCCGACCGGATCAGTTCTACGTCAAACAGGTATTCGCGCGCCGGCACGTCGTCGAGGGCGTCAGCCGGCAGGTGGACCCACAGCGAGCTTGAAGCAGCCTCTATTTCCAGCGTGTCGTCGATCGTGCTCAGCGCCAGGATCACATCCCCGCCGGCGCGAGTCTTCAGGTCCATCCTTGCCGCCGTGTATCCAGACAAATCCTTCGGCTCGTAGAAAGCGAGGTATCCGCCGCTGGTGTACGCCCGGAATCCGGCCGCGCTGATGCCGTCGAATTCGATCGTGTTCGCATCCACTACGGTGATTCTGTGCAGTTCGCCGTCTCGTACAGATGCGCTGTCGGCGGCGTTCATCTCGGTCATCCCCTTGGCGTCAACCACCGCCGCGCGCCAGTTGTCAAGAATTCCGTGACTGGTCGATGTCACCCGCAATGGGGCGGTCTGGGCCATTGTTGAGATAGGCGCGAAGGCCATGGTATCCGTCTCAACCCGGATCTGGATGTCGGCAGACGCGCCTCTGCGCGCGGATAGTTTGAGCTTGCTCAGCATCATGCTATCGGCTCTGTCATGACAACTCCGGCCCTGGACCACTGCTCATTACGGGCGGAGGCTCTCTTGCCAAACTCACGCTCAAATTCTGCGAGTGAGGTAGCCGCCTTCCGCTGGTCGAACATGTCGGAATCCTGCCTGCTATACGCCCGATACAGCATCCACTGAACGATTGCCGGATGTACCTCGGCGCGCACTTCCGGCTCGTCGGAATCGTCCGACATGTCGGAGAGAGGCATCCGGCTGACCGTAAGCAACAAATCGTCGTTGTTCGTCGGTATCGGATACAGCCGAAGATAGCCGGTTTGGAAGTCCTGCAGGAAGATGATCGGCTGCCCTGTGGAAGAATCCCACCGACCGCCCCATTCGTCCATCTCCCCAATGGATGCAGGGCGTAGAACCGTGCCATTGCTCGACAGCCTGGCCCGGCGCACATATATGATGCTCTGGTCGAGTTCGACCAGCGGTTCGCCAGCGACGATTCCGACCGTGCATACGGCGCTTGTCGAGTCGACAAGCATTCTTCCACGTCTGCATGCCTCTCGCTGCGCCTCGTTTGCGAACCGGATCAGAGATTGATCGGAAACAAACGGAGGGCGCCCGTTATCGGCCGCCTCTTCCCGGTAGGAGTCGATCAGATCGCGCAGATTCACGGGGTCACTTCCGCTGTGCCAGCACTTGCTGCAACCACGGAACGCCGCGCGGGTCTGGATCGCTGACCACTGTGAAAGGATAGTTCAGAACGTGTCGAGGGTTCATGACGTTGACGACAGCCTCGCCAAGACGATCGTCCAGACGCTGCTTGTACGTCGTCCGCTTCGATCTCGCGAGCGCCTCGACGAAGTACCTGCGCACCCTCTGGACCGTGTTCCGAAGAAATGCTTGCGTCCGGCCGTTGACCTGCACAATGATGAAGTCATCATCTGTCTCGTCCGAAGAGTCATGGACGACGACATCAATCATCTGCGCCATGAATCTCTCAGTTTCGATCTTGTCTCCGGTCGGCACCTTGTCAATGACCTCGATGTCTCCAGGACTCATAGCGACATCCGAGATGTTGACAGGCCGCTCTGCGCCAAGGTATTCCTCTGCGGCTGATACTTGCTTGCGATATGACATTCTCGATCCTCGTTGAAGCGGGAGGGGGCGGATGTCTCCTCCCGCTGTTGCATTACGGAATGGCGAACCAGATGCACGTCTTGCTTGCCGCGATAGCGCCGAGAGTGGCGTCCTGCAGAATGCGGAAGCCCTTCGAGTCGACCACCACGGCGCTTGCCGTGGTGTCCAGCGTCCTGGTCCCTGCGGCAACGGTCTTGAGGTTCTGAGATGCCGTCATTCCCTCGAACCAATCGACGCTGATGCGGTCGGTCAGATTCAGCCAGTGAATGCGCCGCGGCTGGAATCCGCAGGCGACCCGCACATAGTCGGTCGTCGTAATCGCTGTGGAATCGAACACGATCTTTCCAGACGCCGGCCCTCCGGTGTTCTGTTCGTTGGTCGTGGTGATGGTTTGTCCTGCGCTGTTGTCAGCCATTTGTTCATCCTCTCATTCGGGTTGACGGCCCGGAATACCCGTGCCGTCTTGGGTTACATCAGTCCGTTACGCCAGGTCTGATACTCCTGCCTCGATGACGGCCATCCATCCTTCATTGAGGATCTTGCAATTGAAGTAGAACTTCGCGCCGATGAACCCGCGCTGTCCAAGCGGGTCGCTCTTGGTTTTCTCTCCGGGAGGTATCCACGTCGGGCTGATTGCCTCTTCGCCTCGAAGGGCAACCTGTCCCCATGCGTCCTCCCCGCAGATGATGAATGGGTAGACGTCGACCTTTGTGCCGCTGGAAAGAAGCCCGGTTGAGCCGGTGAGGGCGCCGCTATCGAGGTATGGGGAAAGCTCAGGGCTGGAGATGAATCGGAAGTTCTCGCAACTCCCGATCTCGTTCTCGTTGACCGGCTTGCGCGTTCCATACTCGGCAACAGTCTTGAACCCGGCCAGCGCTCGCACATCGGCCTCACCGTCTGTTGAGCAGAAGACCAAATACGCAGCCTCGCAGGGCTTCGTGGCGACATTCTCGCTGGGAGCGAGAATCCCGGTCACGCGCTTGGCGTGGTTGAGCTGGAGCGTGCGTGAAGCCTTCTGCAGTACCTTGAGCGTCAGCTTCTCGTCGACCGTACCGCGGGTGGTTCCGCCGGAGTAGAACACGTTGACGCCGCCCTTCAGGATGCCGTAGCGCACCATCTCGCGGATCAGGCCGACGCGCTCTCCGCACTGCTTTTTCATCTCGGCCGGAACGTCGTCCTCATACAAGTCGACGGTCTGGTCGGTGACTTCGTACAGGCACCCATACTGCTGCAGGGTCACGGAGACATCATCCGGGACCATCGTATCGGCGGTCGGCGTCACGCCTTCGGCCAAGACGTGCGCCGCTGAGTCGACGACCCATCGATTTTTTGTGTTCTCATTCGTCGCCAGGGCGCCATACGGCCGATAGCGGCGGTACGTCACCGTCCGATTCCTGTTCTTCGGAATCGTACGCTGCATCCCGGTGATCCCGATGACTTCTACAGGGATGGAGTGAGCGATAATTTGCCCGGCCAGGACGTTTGTCCGCTGGGCTGGTGAAACAACTGAAAACGCTGACATTGCGATACCCTCTTAATATCTTCTGGCGTTCCGCACAGACTCGAATCCGTACTTGAATGCCTGTTCGTTCGTCATCCCGCGATGCACTGTTCCTGCCCTCGCGTCTGGGGTAATTGCCGACTCAAGGCGTTGCCTGTTTCTCGCTTGCGCCGGCTTACGTGATTCACTAAATCCTCGGATGATCGCGCTGAACTCCCCGACATCCCATGTGCTATTGAACGACTCCCGTACCTCGTCGGGCTGAGTCGCGATCCACAAAGAGAAATCGTCGGACTGCACAGTCTCGCGCCATCCAGGATGAGTCGCGTCCATGACCGACACGGCCATATTTCGCATGACCTCGTTATGATCGACCTGCTGCTGCGTCCATCCGGATGCCTGCATCGCCTCGATTGCTGCCCGCCGCGCTTTGTCGGCGACCTTTTGCGCAAACCCAGGAAACAGATCATCGACCTCTGACCAGTCGTCGTCGTTCGCGTCCCCGGCGATCTCCGGAATATGGCCAGTCTCAGCCGTCCTCTGCTGTCGAAGCTCCTGAACGGTTCGGTTCATCTCCCCGATCTTGCCGTGAGCCTTGCCAAGCTGCTCTTCAAAACGAGACGTCCTTGCGAGTAGTTCCTTGATCTGTCCCGCGGTCAGTCCGGTTCCGGCAATGGCTTCTGGCTCTTGCTCATCGTCAGCGGAATTGTCGAACTCCGAGACTTCTACATGCGCATCTTCTCCATCGGGCGGCTCATAGCCGTCGGATGGTCGCACGGAGTTGAATCCGGCGGAAAATGCCGCTTCGTTCTGCTGCTGTTCGATGTCGGTTGTTTGGTCGCTCATCTGTCGTACTGACCCATCAAAAAGTCCTTCACAAGCGGAGGGGCTATTGCTCGTCCGCGAAACCTTCCGGGGCTGGCTTGTCCAGCGCCAGAAATTCCTTTAACTCCATGATCCGGCCCCTGATCGTTGCCGTTTGGTCCGCCGATAAGGCGGCGTCGTTGGCAACACGCAGGCGGTCCAGCCTGTTCGATGCGCGTTGTTTCAGAATTTTCCACGTAGCGCCGGAGAAATCAATTTCTCCAATCATGTCAAATCTCCAGACTCCATCCCTCTGTTGATGCCGACATCAGGATTCGGCGGGAACATCGGAGACGTGTTCTGATGGATTGGGTGCTCCTGGACAGGCTCGCCGAGGTTGACTCCAGGAACGATAGGCGGCGCGTTCGCATCCACAAAACCGGCGGATTTCATCAGTTCGTCGGCCGGGACCGCGATAGCCGGGTTCGCGGCGAGTTGGGTTGCCGCCGTGGTCGCCGAGTACATCCCTTCGACGGATTTGTTGACCGCGGTGACTTCTGCCAATCGTTTCTGTGCCTGCAGCAGTGCCGCTTTTGCTTCAGCGACCGGATCTGGCGCAGCCTTCTGCATCGCATCCAGTTCCTGCTGGGTGTAGAGCACGCGCTTTGGATCGATGCTCTTCCCCTTGAGAAGCTCTGACGCCAGTCGAGCCGGGCTGATCTCGTACTTAGGGTCTGCCGATAGCTGCATCAAGCCGAGCAAGAATTGCTGCTGCGCATCCCGCTCGACAAGAGCAGAAGACGCGCGGACATCCACCTGGAAGTCTCCCTTGATGTCGTCTCGGTCGGAATACTGCATGAGCCACTGGAAATAGCGGGTGATGTGCGGCTTGGTGACATAGTCGTCCATCCTCTTCGCGATCCTGCGCAAGACGCTTGACGAGTTGTTCTGCGCCATCTGCATGCCGCCCAGGGTGTCCGGCGCGTCCCCGCGAATGCCCTGGAGCATAGCCGGCATTCCGGTTGTATCCTCGGCCACCTTCATCGCCCATGTGACGATCCCCATGAGTTGTCCCTGCACGGATGGCGGGACGAACGCATGGAACGACTGCCGGACGTCGACCACATCAGCCTCTGCGCGCCATATCTTCCGGCCGCTGATCGTGTAATCGTTGTCAGCCGGGACAATCCCGTTGCCGATGACAATCTGCACCCCAGCAGACAAGCCGGCGTTCTCCAGCATAGCCCTGACCGACCCATTCAGGATTCTCTGAACGGTGCGGATTTTCCTGGATACGCCGGTTCCCCACGGCATCCCAGGGCGCCGCTGCCACGCCAGCACGTCATACGGTAGGTCTCCGGAGTCGAGCACGTTGAGCGCCACCTTGATGATTCGATCGTTGAGGATCAGTGCCATCGCAGACTGTTTCGGAGCCGCATCATCGCCGGCGACGCCGTATTCGATCAGGTCTCGCGCGCTGACCGTACCGTAGAAGACCCAGACCTCGAATTGTTGTTCTCCGCGTTTCCGGTTTGCTGTTGTCTGCGGATAGCCCGCCGGTGAGGCTGTTGCTGATGGCCCCTCGACGAGAGCTTGCTTGATGGCCTCGCTGTCGTACCCAGGCATTCCGATCAAGTCTGCTAGCTGGCGCGACGACAGGTACTCAAGCTCCCACGTGTAGCTGCCGTTCTGCACAGACTCGCCGCATGCCGCATCTGGCCAAAAGTGCCACGGGTCGATCCGCTTCGTTGCCGGCACGATCTCCGACGCCGACAACATCAGCATCTCTCCGGTGTCGGGCTCCTTGCGCCACAGACGCGATACTTGCTTCTTCGGAAACGGCCCTTTGAGCACTCCGGACCCTATCCGCGCTGCGTCCTCGATGACCTGCCGTACCTCGCCGTGCCAGTTCGACTCGTTCAAGTGATCCTCGATCTCGTCTTGCATCCCCTGCGATGCGATCTTCGCCGCGTCCATCATCTGTGCGAGCGAATCTTCGGACACTCCAGACTGTGCATACGCCGCGCGCATCTGAGTGGTGATCGGTGTCGGTTTGATCGCCCATGCCCGGTCATCCGTCGGAAGCAGCTTCTCTGCGATGGATGCCGAGGCAGAATCGACGTAGGGTGCCGTGATGTTCAGAAAAACCACACTGCGCCCGGTTGCTTCAGCCTTCCGGCCATCGGACGTTGCCCACCGCTTTGCCGATGACTCGGCGGTCGCGACGTAAGCTCTGTTCGCGTCGTCGACGCCCTGGTAATACTCCTCGTCCTCGATCCACTCTTGCTCGATCCCGCTCCCGGTGCGTGCAGCAATAGCGTCTGCGCGCTTTCCGAGCAGGGCTATCAGCAGAGCCGACCTCCCAGGTTCTGGCACGTCTTTGTCGCGTTCAACCATATCTACATCCCCACCATCGCGTCAGTCGGTTCCCATGGCCTGATCACTCTCGTTTGTGCTGCCGGCTGTGTGATCGCCTTGCGCCGCATCATCAGCGCGTACCGTGTTGCGCTCAGCAAATCATCGCGCTCCTTGACCACTCGACCGTCTTTTCGGTGATACAGACGGAATTCCTGGAACCAATCGTCAAGGTGCGAAAACACCTTCAGACGACCTGTCTGCATCCGGTCGAGCATCTCCATCAGCCCGGCCTCGACTCCGTTCCCGCCGGTGCCTTCCGGCTGGCCTGGTTGCGGTGCGTGCGTTGAGCGGTCCTTGAGCATTTTCAAGCCGGCACTGGCGTACTGCTGCGCCAGTTGTAGCCCGCTTCCCTTGTCGTGCTGCAGGCCGTCGTGGGGCCAAGCGGTCGGCACCCATGCCCCCCAAGGACGGATCGCCGCGGCGAATACAATCGGCGTCGCTTCTCGTGCCCGATGCGCATGGGTGACGTAGATGCAATCAGCGTCGCGATCCCATGCGATTTGTACGCCTGCGGCTGGGTGATCCCACCCGAAGTCGACGCCGTTGATTCGTGGCCAGTACGCCGGCACTTTGAATGCCGCGACCTTGATTGCATCTTCCTCGATCGGGAAGATTCTCCCGCTACCCAGTGTCGGCACGCCTTTTGCACGAGCCTCGCGTTCGTGCGCAGGATATGCCGCGACGATGGCAGCGCGCTGTTCCGGCGTGTAGTGCTCTGCGTCGTCGATCGTCATATACGTTACGTGGCGATCAGGCGATTTCTCGCTCAGGAACCGCATGACGACCTCGCTCATACCCTGCAAAGGGGTGAAGGTCATGTAGGACATGCCGCCAGTCGCGTTCGTCCGCGTCAGGCCCTCTGTGTAGATTTCAGGCGCCGGTTCTTCGTCGAACCAGACCACATCGAGCGTTTCACCCTGCCACTTCTCGCGGCCCTGCTCGTATCGCTTGAAGTACAGCCGGCTGTTTCCGCCGGACACGTGCCGCACGGTCACGCTATCAAGCAGGTCTGCGACGCCCATTGCACGCTTTGGATCTCCGACGATGCAGTCGGCCGGAATCATCCCGGTCCCGTACTCTGTCGGGCGGCCGACGAGCAACCGCTGCGTCGTGTCGCGTACTGATTCCCCGGTAACGCCTGACGCCCATGCAGCGATCGCTCGGTGGAACCGCCGGCCCCGCCATCCATCTGGGTAGCGGCCAGTCAGGTGCATGGCCATTTCTGCAGCGCCAGCGAGCGTCTTCCCGAGTTGATTCCCTGCACAGAATAGGCGCTCCCGGTGCGTCGCGCCGGCAGCGTGGAATTCAGCTTGGCGCGCATATGGCGTGTATGCCTCAAGCCTGCGTCGAGCGAGTTCTTTTTCGATCTGCGCAAGCAGTTCTGCGTGTCCGCCCATCACATGCCGGCCTCAATCTGCGCCTTGATCCGCTTCAGCGTAGCCAGGGACTCGCCGGACAGGCCGGTATCCGCTGGCCGTTCCTTGTCCATCCCGTAAGCCTCGCGCTCGGCCGCGATCAGCCGGCACTGTATATCGACCAGGCTCTTGAGGATCGACACATGCTTTGCCAGATCTTCTTTGCAGCCTTCAAGATCTTCCTGGTATTTCTGCGCTCGCATGCGCAGAAGCCGTAGGTCTGCGCGGTGCGAGAGCTGGACGTTTGCGCTTGTAGTCGCAGCGCTGGCGATGATCGCGGCTTCAGCCGGCAAGGTTTCAGTGCCGGTCACTGCCACTTTCCCTGCCACCATCGCGCCTGCCACCATCGCTGCGGCTTGCTGCTCGATTTTTGCAGATAGATCGCGCGGTATGCCGAGCGTCCTGAAGTGCTTTTGGATCGCCGATCTGGCTACGCTTTGACCGGTCGCCGACTCGTACTCGTCGGCAAGTTGCTGCACGCTCTTGATGCCCGCGCGCCATCCGGGCTCGATTCGTCCATAGTCGATGATTCTCGGTGCAGGCATACGCGGTGGTCCAAACAGTAAATAGCCTTCTAATATCATAACACGATTTACGATTGCAACAATCAATTGCGATTTCTGATCGAGATACCCAAATAAAGCTTGCAATATGGTTTGTGTGCGCATATAATTACTACATCAACAACGAACCTGAAAGGAAACAGAAATGGAAACAAGGAATTTTTGGCGGCCGACCAAGGCCGCAGCAGCGCGGATGGCGGAACTTGGAATCCGCCCTGAGTGGCGCGAACCGCCGTACGCCACGATGTACTACGGCGGGACCACCCTGCCGTGCGATTTCATCGTGGTCAAACCCGGCACCCCAGCCGAAGAGACCGTCATCGGGGTTTCCAGCGAGCCGGTCGGGCTTGTCATGGCCAAGGCAGCAGCAATTGCTGCCGAGCGCCTGCCGTTGCGCCCAAACTGCGGAAGCCCAGACGGGCAGACCGCGCACGACGAGGCAGTCGCCATCGCCGCGATGGTCGCCTGCGGCCATCGCCGGCATGAGTGTCAGAGGTATGGGCAGGCTACTGCGCAGTTCCGGCACCAGAGGCGCGAGCAGCGCTCTTGCACGCCGCTCGCCGCAATCGGAAGCATCTGAGAATCGCTGCCTGAAAGGACCAAGGACATGGAAGAGAAAGAATTCAAATCCTTGGCGCGGTCTGTCGCGCAACTCACCAGCGAGTACGGCGAGGGCTATCGACTAGGGCTTCGCCGGCACTATCACGGCGATAAATTCGTGACCAGCACGCAGCACGAGCAACGGATGGCGTTCGGCCTGGATGGGGACCCCCGCGAGGAAATGGGTCGAGGCTATCGCGACGGATTTGCCGGGAATCCGCCGACACCTAAACGCGGGGCACCAGTCCGTTTGTCCGGGCCACGCCGGGTGAGTGTGACGATCGACGAGAAAAGCGTTGCGATCGCAGAGCGGATCGGAAGGGGGAACATCTCGGCGGGCGTTCGCCAGGCTCTGGCGGAATTTGATGAGAAGGGTCAGACGAGATGACCTTGCCGTATGACTACGCCCGGTGCTCCGGGACAACACACCCGACCTGCCAGCGGTGCAGACGCCGCGAACCAGGCCGCGAGCAATGGCAGAGCCACATCGCGCCGCCGATCGACACGGTGACGGGAGAGTGCGGCAGATTCATCGGGCCACCACCCACGCGCCTGAGCAACAATGCGAAGGACAACGAATGCTGCTGACGAAAGAGCACTACGAACTGATGGCAGACTTCGAGCGCGAGTACAAGCACCGCCGACTTGACCGCGAGGAGAACAAGGGTCTGTGGAGGAGAGGCGCGGTGTACCAAGACGGCCATGTGAATGAGTTGTTCCTTGCATACCGCAATGGCTACGTGCTTGGCGCGGTCTCAGGCGATGCAGCCAACAAGCTGGCTGCCGCACCAGTAGCGATCATGGACACGCGGGCCACGCTGGGCTTGTGCGCGCCGACAGAAGACGACTTCCCGGCGCTGGAAGCTCTGAAAGGCCGGCGCGTGGCGCTGGTTGACCTTGGGGCTAACGAGCTCTCGCATGACCGGCCGAGCGAAGCGAAGGTCCGCGTTGATGGCGTTGTTGGGCCTCCCGGCAAAAAGGAGAACTGATTGAGATGAGAAAAGAACCGAATGGCCGCGCTCAGATTGAGCGCAGGGCTATACGTCCAGGTGCCGGTTGGAAACACCTGGCAGGATCAGTGTGGGAACATGCAAACGGGGCCAGAGTTCATACCGGCGGATTGGTGAAATTTCCAAACGGGACTTTCTTGGTCTCAAACAAATGGCCGGACTGCATTGAGGCCGACAGGATGGTACGAATCAACGGAGGAAACATAAGGCGAGGACTCATGGCATGGGCTATGTCGCATTACCACTTGCGTTCTAGGCAGTATGATCCCTGATTCTGCGTCAGGAATGCTTGAACTGCCGAGTAATCCCCGGCAGTTCATTCCATCAAATCGCGGTCAAAAAGTGCTCGGGGAGCCCTGATCTGTAATCGCCTCTCCTCGCCTTGCACGCTTGACAGATCCTGATCCGGCACTTGTCCGGGCTGAGAAATTTCCTCCCGCATCCAGGACCGAGGCATCTCACCATCCCGGCTCTCGGGACGTACCCTTTCTTCCCGGAAGATCGGGAGGGCAAAGACTCCTGCCCTCCTATCGTCTGCAAGCGACCGAAGATCACGCTTGCTTGCAGGCCCATCGAGCCTGCGATCTCTTCTGCCGACATCCCCTGCCGTCGCATCTCAAGAATCATCCCGTCGTCCTCGTTCGTGAACTGCTTACGTGGACGCATCTCATCACCTGGAACCAGGCCATACGGATTCCCGAGATAGTATCGAGATTTTCCCTGCGTTCCGACCCGCCGGCAAAGTCCCGAGCGGACAAGTTCAGAAAGGCGTCTTGACACACTGCCCCTTTCCCATCCTGGAAGGCGCTCGAACACCTGGAACGGGGACAGTGCGTCACCCTCTCCGATCGGCAGAACAGCCAGAACTTCCTTGTTCGTCCTTCTCCTGCGGTCCTCTCTTCCTTCTTCCACTCCAAACCCTTTCATCAATATCCGCATCGCTGCTTCAGCAGAATGGCCGCGCATTCCTCTTCAAAGAAATCAGACCACAGTCTGATCCTGTCCTCAACATCATCGATCGTGGCCGGAACCATGACCCCATCGACCATCAGGCAATCCACATCCTCCCGGTTCTGATCCGGGCCTGGCGTCAAATCCTTCCGGATGACCTCCTTTAGATCGTCGGCATCGGCATGGGTGAATGCTCCGATGCCAATGCGGTCAGCGACGAACGTATCGAAGTCGGATTTGAATTTCCTGGAAACGGTCACTGCGGGCATGGATTCCCCTTTCGTATACGCCGACTGACAAACCACATCCCCGGTTCTCCGGCTCCAACCCGCGTCTCGCGCGCACGCGGAAGGTGGTTGGTGTTGACTATTCCTTGCTGGCTTACGCCTTTGCTTTTGGCGAGACTCCACCCATGGGTGGGCAGTCGCGCCGTAAGCCAGACGAGAACTTTTCGGATTTGACCGGCCGTGTTCTGCCGGAGTGAGACCTTTATCATCGATCGCGCCTGTTGGCACCGTTCTCGCGCAATTGTGCGTAACGGCAATCAGACTCTCAGGGACAATACCCCTGCACGACGGCGCTCTGATATTTCGACTCCACGCCTGGCCCATGTCGTCCTCCTTGGCCCCTTCACAAGTCGCCCGATCCGCCGGTTGTGCCCTCACATGCGGCGACTTGCTTTGCTGCTTGGCTCCCCTCTGGCCGGGGACTTCGCGCGCTGGCTTGGCTCGGTCCAGCGCTCCATACTCAAATTTTCTGCAACGCCCCCTTAAACTCCTGCGAGAATCGGAAAGTTCCAAGCCTGCGGTGCCAGTCGTTCGCATCCTCGCCTTCGATCGGGCTGATCACCCACGGCCTCCCGGACTTCTGCGCGGCTTCCAGCCCGGTGCCGCTCCGGTCGTTGTCGGCCACCACCACGCCGGATGGACATGCGCTGGCGAGCTTCTTGAGGTTGTTCGCAGA